TAGTTTCCCATTTTGACAACTTTATATAAAACACATCGGATACGAGGCACAGCCCCTTTTCGGGGCGTGTACCTTTTGGGTGCTGTTATGCGTTGGGGTTGGCTTCCTTCCAAGCCTCGTACTCATCGACCAGCTCCGCTTCCTCGATGACCTGCCAGACGCTGCAGAAGCGGCTTCTCTGCTGCTCGATCTCCGCTTCTGTCCAGTCTTCCGGCTTGCGGCTCATGTCGTGGTAGGCATCCATCTCCGCTTTCGTCCGGAAGAAAAGGATCTGCTTCAGCTTCAACGTTTCCTCGTTGTTCCGCAGGCTGTACCGCTTGTCTTCTGCCGCCCTGCAAAGGCTTCCGAGGTCGTTGCAGCTGAGGGTCATGTCCTGCTTGAAGGCGATCTCGATGCCGATCAGCTTCTTCTCGGTGTCGGCTTCCTGAATGTTCTTGAGGTAGATTTTTGCTTTGTTCGTCATGGTCTGTATCCTCCGTGTGTTTTGTTTTCCGTAGGGCTTTTCCCTTCGTTGTGACTGTATATTACCGTCACTGCCCGGACATAGCAAGCGGCTATGCTGCACGATCATACACACCTCTTTTTGTCGGATTTATGTGTATTTACACGCCGGAGAAATCCGCCACTACGAGCAAAAGCCCCCGAAGGAGCTCTGCCCTTTTTCAGTGTGCGTTCTTGATGCACCACTCGATTGCGTGACCGGCATCCGTGTAGGTCTCATCGGAAATCTTCAGAAGCTCCAATCGGCACTCAATCGGTGACCAGCCTTCCTCCGGGTCTTCCACAAAGCCGTATACCGCTCCCTCCAGCATGCCGTTCCAGTTCATCTGGGCAACCAGAACCCTGTCACCGAACTGCATGATGCTGTCGTAGCAAGGTCTGAGTCGGTCGTAGAAGCTCTCGATGCTGATGTTGTCCTCTGGAAAGTCAATCAAATGCATTTTCATGGTAAAATCCTCCGTGTTTTCGTTATTCCTTGGGGCTTTCCCCTTTCGGTATGTGCATATTACCGTCAGGTGCAAAGGATAGCAAGCGGCTAAAGTACACGATCTTCTGCCCGGAATACCAAGCAGAATGTACATCACTCTTCGTCCTGCTCCATGAGTTCCACAATGGTATCGTAGAAGAACTGCGGGTCATATGCCAGCGATTCCCGTCCGGCTTCCTTATCCATCCTGATCTGGTCTTCCACCATATCCTCGGCATCTTCCAACGTGAAGGCATCCTTATCGCTGTCATCCATGTGGTTGTAGATTTCCACGATGGTATCCATCATCCGTTCTTCCATGTGCTTCTCCTTCCCGGCGCATCCACGCCGCCACATCTGCCCCTGTGTGGGGCGTTGTCAGTTCCTTCGGATCGTTTTGCCACCCGTGGCACAAGCCCCTGTGTGGGGCTGTGTCGGGGGCTGCCGGTTTATCTGGTCATCCGTCCCAGCAGGTAGGCTTCCTCCATTGCTTTCTGGATGCCCCAGACCGGAACCTCAATGAAGTCCTCGCTGTCATTGTCGCGGGCTTCGAGGTCGCCCCGGCTGTCCACCGCTGCCATCAGGCGCTTGGCGATCTCCAGCAGGGTTTTTTCCTCTTCCTTGGTGATGTTCTTCTTCATGGTGCTTTCCTCCGTTTTTCTTGGTTTTCCGTTTCGGTATGTGCATATTACCGTCTATGTCACACACTATCAAGCGGCTATACTACACAAATATGTTCCCCCGGAACTGTGCGTATTACGGCAGAAGAAAAGGGCTACCGTTACCGGCAAGCCCCATGTGTTTCTCTGGCTTAGTAGTCTT